AGCTTCTGCTTCTAAATCAGCTTCTTCAAAAGTATTAGCATATATAAAGGGACCTTCGTATATTTTATCACCTACTTTAAACTCTGTTAAAAATACTTTTTTCATTAATCCTTCCTTTGGTCATCTCTATCAGCTTTTGCTAACCTGTCAGTATGCATAAGCTGTGGTACTCCTAGTATAGTCTTTAAAAGCGTATCTTGTCTAATTATCTCATTATCCACCGACCTAACTCTGTCTATAAGTGCTACTAATATACCGTGTTGTGAATCTAGTTTTTGACCTAATCTTGCTTCTATTTCTGATATCTGAGCAGATACCTTTTCATCTAAAACATCTACTTTTGTTTCCATACCATCGATAATTTTGTTTATAAGTTTCCAAATAAACATACCCAGACCTATAGCTGCCGCTATAGGAAAACCTACTTCATTGATTAATTGGACAACACTATCCATAAGAGATTAATAATCTCCCCAGATTTTAGTTTTTGTACCTCCATGATACTCAACAGCATGACCTTCGTCTATAAGCATTTGACAAATATCTTTACCGTCTTCAGTATAAGGTATGCCAAGAATACGACCATATTTGCCTTTACCTAACGATTTTATTTTAAACTTACCTGTACAAAGTTCTTTTAATCTTTCTTTTGCGGCTAGACCTAATTTCTTTTCTGCTAAATCTCTAGTTCTAGATTCTGGGGTATCAATGCCAGAAAGACGAACTCTTTGTTTATGTAGTTTAACATCAAAACCTAAATCGAGACAACAGTCAAAAGTGTCTCCATCTACTATCCTTTCTAACGTTGCGTTGTATACAAACGCATCAGGTGCTTTTTTAGCCATTTAACATTTCCACCTTTTACGTGCTTGACGTAATCTTGAATTAGGGTTTTTAGCAGCTTTGGGAAACTTCTTCATCTGTCCTGCACTTCTAGCACAATAAGATTTTCTTCTTTTTGCTGCTTTACTTCCTTTTTTAACTTTGCCTGTAACCGCTGTTTTTAATTTACTTCCAGGATTTTTTCTTTTATAAGCGGCTACTCCTTTTTTAGTCATACCTGCACCAGATTTAGTTGAGCGGTAATTACCGCCTTTACCTGTAGTACGTCTTATAGGCTTTTCTTTTTTTCTAGGCATTATTTCTTTTTAGTTGTTTTTCTAGAACGTTTAATAGCTTTATCGCTTACAGTTCCTTTTCCTGGTCTGCTTGTTCCCGCTTTTTTCCTTTTATTAATGTTATACCATAAACCTTTTTTAGCTCGTCTACCGTCTTTAGTTGTATGGTATTTACTACTAGATTTCTTTTTTGCCGCCATGTTTATTTTCTCCTGTTTTTTCTAGCTTTAGCTTTTGCAGTTTTAGATAGCTCACCGTAATGAAAAAGTTTTACACTAGTTTTACCGTGAGTTTTACCTGAGTGTAAACTTCCGTTAGGCATTTTATGAGTGCCTCCTTTGTGTAAAGTACCGTCTTTTTTATAATGATTAACGCCTTTCATAGTTGTCCTTTTAAAACTCTATCTTTCAATCTTATCGCTCTAGGACCTACTTGTATAGCCCATCGGCTATCTAACATTTCTACCGCTGCTTTATCCCAATCATTATTTTCCATAGCTGATAAAAAGTTTTTAAATTTTAATAAACGTGTAATACCTAAGTTAAAACACATATTAGCCATAACTCTTTGTAAATCTTCAGGTAAATCTTTCCACCAAACCAAGTTTCTATCTAAATCGTTTATAACGTTTTGTATATCGTTTTTGAAACATTCGTCTATTCTTTCTTTAGAGACAGGTGTGTCTACAGCTTGTCCATGTTCAGGGTCTGTTTCTAGTATTAGATGACCTATACCAAAAGTAGGATAACCTAAATGGTCTAGATATATTTTATCTATACAGCCTTCATCAAAAGTTAATTCTTCTTGTAACTTCGTTAAATTCATATTACCTCCGTTTATAATACTTTTACTAGGGTGTCTCCACCAGTTGAAACGCTTACTTGTCCAAGAGTCGTAGTTCCCTGAACTCCTTTTTCTGTTCCTGAATAAATATCTGACCATTGTTCTCCTGTCCATAGTTGGAGTTGTTTAGTAGTTAAATTCCAAATAATATCGCCTGTATTAAACTGGTTTATATTTCGTTGAGACTCATTAACGTTTATAGTAGAGCCTACATTTACTCTGTTTAAACTTAGTTCTAATATTCTAACTAACCGATTAAATATCGCAGGGTCAATAGGTCCTATAGCTACAGGAAGTTTCGTTTCTAATAGCTTAGCCATTACCTCATTCCGTCAGGTTTTATATCTATACGAGTTGCTCCTAGTCTAAAACCCATTCCTGTATCGTTAGTGTTTGTATCATTAGACTGAATTCTTAATACAGCTTGTCTTCCCCTTACACGAGTATCTATTTTGGTAGTTACTGAAGTACAGGCACTGGTAACTGCTGTAGTAAGTTCTTCTCCAGGAAAGTTTCTTCTTTTTAAAATTATGTCTAATGTTTGACCATCTGCTCCTGTACTCGCAGAGCCTGTAAACTTAACATCAGGAATTATTCTACTAATAGATTGATACATATCTCCTTCGCCTAAATCAAAATCAGCGGACTCTATAAATACATTAGTCATAGCGGTGTCATCGTTATCATTTCCTGTTTCATGATTAAATAAATACCCAACATTATTAGTGCTGTACGTTGCCTTAGGAGCACTAAATATACCTTCGTCTATCCAACAGGTTCTAGAAAGTTCTCCTATCATCCATAAATTTTCTTCATAGTTGTACGTAACATATTTATCGATAACGTTACTATCCGCAGAGCAATAAAACCAACCGACTTCGTTAAACGCTTTATTAACAAAACCAAATACTTGATAACTTTGTGTTTGATTTAAATCAGAAAATACATAATCATCTACGCTACATGGAAGCTCTTGTATAGCACCTGCATAAGAATAAAAACCTTTTTTATCCATCCAAAATACCCCTTTAGGAGTATTAATCATAGCATTAGGTCCAACAAGACCCACACCTTCATTAACTAAGTTAATTGAAAAAGTAAAAGGCTGCCCTACAAAAGTCATAGAATATAAAGACGTATCTGTCCATATTAAAGTTTCTTGTCTTGCTCTAACAGCTCCTACGATTGCAGAACCTGCTGAAAGCCTAAAAGAACCTGCTGTATTAGTTGGTAACGGTTCCCACTGTTCTATATTTTCTTGGTCGCTCCACGCTATAAACATGGGGTCTATCGCCCCTGTTCTAGCCGTGCTTGAATCATTTAAAGGGTCTGCTCCGAAACAAATAACGTGCCTGTCTACATCAGATACCATTACTTGTAATGCTAAAGTTGGTGTTAAATTAGCTCCTGCTAAACTAGATAAAGCAACAGCTCTTGTATCAGTGCCGCTAGATTCATCCCAATAAAAAACACCCGCACCACGTGCATTAAAAACTAAATCTTCTCCAAAATTATCATGAGACCAAAGTCTTAACTGGTTTGTAGCTCCTAAAGGTGAAACACTTCCCCAAGTTCCTGCTCCCCAATAATCAGAACCCCAACCAGTTGAAGGTATATAAACATCAAGTCCTACGTTTATTTGATAAGTACCTACCGTACTACCGCCACCATTACCTGTATCGGAACCATTAGCTGTCACGGCATTTCCTTCAGTATCTACCGCAGAAATAGTGTAGCTGTTTACAGAAGGAACGGTTACTACTTGATATTCTTGATTTAAAACAACTGCTGTAATATTACCGCCTAAAGTAGCTGCTCCGCTAAAAGTAACAAAATCATTTACAACAGCTCCATGTCCTGTATCGGTTACGGTAATAGTAGAAGAACCATTAGTTGCTGCAAACGTTACGTCTCCTGCAGCAGTGGTAGAACGTATTGGAGTTATGTCATTAAAAACTGTGCCGTCTATAACGTAATATTTCCAAGTAGTTCCTAATCCTAAATATTTAGTACCTGCTAAATCTACCCAAGCATGAAGTGCTCGTCCTGTGGCTTTAAAGGTGTTACTAGTTGCTTTAGCCCAACCACCTATTTTTTCTGGTAATCCTTTACGAAAACGAACTAAATTAGAATTAACCCAACCACCTTCATTAGCATAATCTGTTGCTTCTTTGTTTATTCCTGGTTTAAATAAAAGTTTTTGAAGAGGCATTAAATCCTCCTATAAAAACTTAGTAAGAATAATTGAACCCACTATAAAAGGATATATTCCCCAAAGAAGCATTTCTAGTCTTTTAAATTTTGCAGAGCCTTCGTCAAGGCGTTTTTCTATATACTCATAGCGAATAGCACATTCTCTTTCGTGTGCGTTAAGCTCTGCTAATGCGTCTTTGACCGTAGGCATTATTTTTGTTTTGCTTTACCAATATTTAAAGCTAATAAGTCTACAAATTTGTATAACTTACCAATCCACGCATCGTCTTTTGGAGTGGGAGTAGAAGCTGCTACGATTGAAGCAACTGTTACTATTGTAGTAATCCACATAATTAAATCTACCATTTATTTTTCCTCTTTTTCTTCTAGAACTTCATCAGCTTCTTTTTTAGTAGAAGCTATAAAAGTGTTTTCAAAAACGGTTAAAGCAGCTTGTATTTGGTCTAAGTCGAACTGGATTTTAGCTTTTTTATTTCTTAAATCAGTTATCTGGTTAGCTAAATATTTTTGCTCCTCAGTCATTTCTTTTTCTAGAATTTCGTTATCGCCAATGACGGCTTTCTTTTCTTCTTTTTGCATTAGTGCACCTCCTAAGGTGATGGTTTGGTTAAAATTAACTATTATCAGTTATGTATTTTTTACCAGTTGCAACTGCTGTAGTGTAAGATGTTTTATCATCTGAACTACCAGCTACGTCTGGAGTATCGTCATCTTCATCAACAGGTGCATAGGCTAAGACCAGTTCTAAGTGGTCTACGTTTCTTTGTACTATACCGTTAATATCTGATTGCTCCATGCCTTCAACATCCCAAGTTCCAGCGTTTACTTCGTTAATAAGTGTTACGCTATCTGTTGCTGCTGTTAAGACTTCGCTTACTGTTTGTGCCATATTATTCTCCTTTTAAAGTTTGTATTTCGGCTTTTAATTCGTCTACTTGCGTAGACAGTTCTTGTACTGCTTTGACCAATACTGCTGTTAGATTATCATGAGTTATTTTTAGTTTATCTTCCTCATCATTGTCAACTATTACAGGGCTGTCACCTTCAGCAGTAATAACTTCTTGAGCTAAAAATCCATATTTAGTTTTACCTATAGGATTATTATCTTCTCTATTGTCTGTAAATTTATAAGATACTGGTCTTAAATCGTTCACTAAATTTAAACCAACTGGTATATTTTCTATTTCAGTTTTATCTCTAGCATCTGAAGTTACTGTCCAAGCAACATTAATATAAGCGTTAGTTATACTGTTGTTACCTACTATAACTCTATTGCTTTGTGAGGTTAGAGTAAATGGAGAGCTGCTTAATCCAGCAGCAAGACCAAGACAGGTATTATTACCACCAGTTGTTGAATTTTTGGCTGCTTGTTTACCAACTGCGGTATTATCAGAACCAGTAGTCATATCTTCCATTGCCTCAAAACCAACAGCAGTATTATGATTACCATTGGTAATGTTAGGTGCAGTATTGTAACCCAAGGCTACATTTCCTATAGCTGTAGTAGCATCTAGTAAAGCGTTTCTACCAACAGCTGTATTATTATCACCACTTGTAATATTTCTAGCAGCAACATAACCCATAGCAACATTATTAAGACCAGTTGTAAGATATTCTAATGATTGTCTACCGGCTGCTGTATTACCACCACCAGTTGTACAAGTTGATAAAGCACTTCTACCTACAGCAGTTTGATTTCCTGCTGTAGTATTAGAAATTAATGCTTCAGAACCAACAGCAACATTTCCATCACCTGTAGTGTTTGCTGATAAAGCACTTCTACCAACTGCAACATTATTACTTGCTGTACTATTAGTTCCTAAAGCACTTACACCAATTGCTACATTATCTGCACCTGTTGTGTTGTCAGTTAATGCAGATTGACCTAGACCAACATTATAATATCCTGTTGTGTTTGCATCTAAAGAACCATAACCTACAGCAGTATTACCATAACCTTCAGTGTTTAAATATAAGGCTTGATAACCCAACCCTGTATTATTAGAACCTGTTGTAGTTTCTTGCAAAGCTGAACGACCTACTGCTGTGTTACTTGATGCAGTAGTATTGTTAAGTAACGCATATCTTCCAAAAGCAGAATTGCTTGAACCTGTTGTATTAAGTTGTAGAGATTGACTACCTGCTGCTGTGTTGTCTGTACCTGTAGTGTTTGTACTTAAACTTCTAAAACCAACTGCAGTGTTGTTACTTGCTGTGGTGTTTGCTCTTAAAGCGTCATATCCCAAACCAACATTATTAGAGCCAGTAGTATTTGCTGCTAAAGACAAAGTACCAGAAGCTAAATTTTCAGCACCTGTAGTGTTTGCATCCATAGCTAAATTACCAACTGCGGTGTTGTTACTAGCCGTTGTATTAGTGCCTAAAGCACCTTGACCAAGACCTGTATTATTATTACCTGTATTGTTAGCTAAAGCAGAAACACCCATAGCGGTGTTTTGCGTTCCTGTAGTAACTGTACTTAAAGCGTTAGAACCAACTGCGGTATTATTATTACCTGTTGTAATTGCATCACCAGCATTATGTCCTATTGCTGTTGTATTAGCTGCTGTAGTATTAGCACCTGCTGCGTTATAACCTACTGCTGTTAATGCACTACCAGTTGTATTAGCGTCTAAAGCAAAAGCACCAACTGCTACGTTTCCTGTACCTGAAGTATTAACTTCTAAAGCTCCAGCACCTACAGCAGTGTTATTGTCTGCTGTATTAGCACTTAAAGATGAATAACCAACAGCTACACAATTAGTATTAGTTGTTCCTGCATCTAATGCTAAACCACCTACCGCTACATTTTGTACGCCTGTTGTTGTACTGAACATAGCATTTAATCCAATAGCTACATTATAAGTATCTGTATTTGAGGCAGGTGCTTGTGCTTGTAAACAATTATAGCCAATAGCTACTGCTCTATCTCCAACTATATTAGCAGTAAGAGCATTACCTCCTATAGCAACATTCAAATCTCCAGTAGTGTTGGCGTCTAAAGCATTATACCCAACTGCTGTATTGTTTCCTGCGGTTGTGTTACTAGCTAAGGCACTTGTTCCTATAGCAACATTTTCAGTACCTGTAGTGTTTGCTGTTAAAGCTGCATAACCAACGGCTGTGTTATTTGCTGCTGTGGTGTTTCTTAATAAGGCTTCTGAACCTAAACCTGTATTGTTAGAACCTGTATTTAAATCTAAAACTCCATAACCTACAGCAGTATTATTATTACCATCAACAACAGAGGTATTAGTATAAGCTCCTAGACCTGTATTTTTAGTACCTGTTGTATTTGAGGTTAAAGAATTATAACCAACTGCTGTATTATCGTTAGCTGTTGTATTAGCATCTAGGGCTGTAGAACCAACTGCTGTATTTCTTGTACCTGTAGTGTTTGCTAACATAGTACGTCTACCAATAGCTGTATTATCATCTGCTGTAGTATTATTAGCTAAAGCATTTTCTCCAACTGCAGTATTAAAATCACCAGTTGTATTGCCAGTTAAAGAACTTTTACCTACAGAAGTGTTTTCTGCACCTGTAGTATTTGCATCTAAAGATGCAGAGCCAACTGCTGTGTTATCAGCACCTGTAGTGTTTGATAACAAAGCACTTCTACCAATTGCAGTATTGTTAGAAGCTGTAGTGTTTGTTGCTAATGAGCTTCTACCAACAGCTGTGTTTGCAGCACCAGTTGTGTTTGCTAATAAAGATGATTGACCTACAGCAACATTTCCACTAGCTGTGGTATTAGCACCCAAAGCGTTCATACCTAAAGCTGTGTTTTCGTCTCCTGTAGTATTAGCATCCATAGAGCCTTGTCCTACTGCTGTATTAGAAACACCTGTAGTGTTAGCTCCTAATGCAGATTTACCAACTGCTGTGTTGTTACTAGCTGTGGTATTTAATTCTAATGAATTTTGCCCTATAGCCGTATTATTGCTTCCTGTACTACTTGTAGCTAAAGCTGATTTTCCAACTGCGGTGTTAGAACCACCAGTTGTATTAGCTCCTAATGAACTCGAGCCTATTGCTGTATTAGAAGCACCTGAGGTATTATCTGTTAAAGATGAATTACCAATAGCAGTATTGTTAGCACCACTAAGAGAACCGCTATCTAAAGCTGTATTACCTAAAGCTACGTTGTTAGAGCCAGTTGGATAATTACCATCAAGTTTAATTGTTCCACCGTCTACTGAGACGTTACCATTTACAGTTAAACCTGTAAGAGTTCCTACGCTAGTTATGTTGGTTTGAGCTGCTGTTGATAAAGTTCCTGCTAAAGTGTTACCAGTAACGGTACCAGTTGTAGTGATTGCAGAAGAACCAACATCAATACTGCCAAAGCCAGATGTAATTGAACCTCCGTCTAAAGCACCTACGCTAGTTATGTTTGTTTGAGCTGCGTCTGAAACTTTTAAACTAGCAAAAGCATCAGTGATAGCTGCTCCTGCACCTGCTCCGTCTGAATAGACAACTTTAGTTTCACCTGCAGGAATGGTGACATTAGCACCACTGCCTTGAGAAATAATAATATTTTGTGAGCCTGATGTAGCATTTTCAATAAACCACATCTTGCTGACGGTGTTAGGTCCAATAGTAATAGTACAAGCTGAATCAAGAGTACCTGTATATTTAAGGTACATAGACCTTCCAGGGTCAGTTGCTCCGTCAGCTATTGTGGTTGTGTGCGTATCAGCATTGGTGGTTATGGCTTCGGTACCATAACTAAAAGCTTCCGCAATAAGCTCTAAGTTTGTATTAGTAACTTCTCCCCATGTTCCACTAGCATCACCAGTAGCCATTTCGTTAAGTCTTAGGTCATTTACGTATGTACTTGCCATTTTTTATTCTCCGTTTTGATTATACCTTATTTTTTATGTAATTGTTAAGCAACTTCTTTCCAATTTGGTGTTTGAGTATCTGAAATAGTTGAATAGTTAGGTGTTTGTGTTGTTGAAACATCTGAATAGCTCGGTGTTTGAGTATCGTTTACTAATCCCCAAATGTTTATAGTTTTAACTTTACCCTGT